CTAAAAGGAGAGGTCATTGGGTCATCCCATTGAAGACATAGATTTCCCGGAGAAACTGCAACCATTGTTTGACGCTTGCTGGCGCTACGTCATTCTCGAGGGCGGTCGCGGGGGATCCAAGTCATGGGGCATCGCCAGAGCCCTGCTGGTTCTAATGATCCTGAGACCCGGCCTTCGCGTGCTGTGCGCCCGGGAAATTCAAAAGTCGATCGATCAATCCGTATACCAGCTGCTCAAGGACCAGATCTCGCTGATGAAACTGGACCGATACTTCGACGTCCAAGCCAATAGAATCATAGGACCAAACGGCGGACTGATTGTTTTCGCTGGCCTGCAGACCATGAACGCCACCAACATCAAATCCTATGAGTCGATCGATATATGTTGGGTGGAAGAAGCTCAGAGCGTTAAGCGTCCATCGTGGGAGATACTGATCCCCACCATTCGAAAGGAGGGCTCGCAGATCTGGGTATCCATGAACCCCGAACTCGATACCGACGACGCCTACATCCGATTCATTGAGAACACGCCGCCAAAATCTATTCATATCCACATCAACTACCCGGACAATCCATGGTTCCCGGGAACGCTTGAGATGGAACGCCAGCACGCATTCGAAACACTAGACACTGAAACCTATAACCACATCTGGTTGGGTAAGCCCCGAACAACGCTGGCCGGTGCGATCTATGCCAACGAGGTTGCCTCGACAGTACGCCATAAACGCTACCGCCCGGTCCCTTACGATCCGTCTCTGCCCGTGCATACCTGTTGGGATATGGGCTGGAACGATCAGAACTCAATTGTATTCTTCCAGAAGCTCAGGAATGAGGTGATGATAATCGACTATGCTGAAGCCTCGTTTATGAAGCTGTCAGACTGGGTGAAGTTCCTTGACTCCCTGCCATACGCATACGGTACCGACATCCTGCCATGGGACGGCAACACCACGTCCAGACAGACCGGTATGTCAGACAAGCAGATCCTGAAGAGCCTCGGTAGACGCAAGGTGATCAACGGCCGGCAGATCTCTGGCGCCGCGGAGAATAGGATCGTCCGCTCAAGGAGTATGTTTTCTCGCGTATTCATGGATAATACCCCTGCATACTCGCATAGAATGGGCGAGACGTTAGAGATTGTCCGCGGTGGTGGTAGACTGATGGAGTGCTTGAAGCGGTACTCGCGCAACGTACCAGCGACAACCGGTGAACCCGGCGGCCCTAAGCACGATGAATTTTCTCACGGCGCCGACTCATTTGGTGAGATGGCCGTTAATATCGAGAGAGTGAAAAACGAAATGATGTCTCAACCCCTGATCTATGAAGGCCACGAACAATCCGTCAAAGGAGTCATGTAATGGCTGGCAGCCTAAACGAAAAGAATACAGCCAACGACTCGCACATTATCGATGAGAGCGCCTTCCGAGGAGAGGATGAATCCCCCTTACTCGCTGCACTAGGAGAGGAGGACAAAGACCAGCTCGCTGAAGAGGACATTATCGCCATTGACTGGGCTCGACTTGATTCATTTGGTGAATCACTGGCCAAGCACAGATCCGAATGTATCTCCTATCGCCAAAGCTCAGGCATTGAAAAGATATGGCTCGAGGACGAAGAGCATTACGAGGGAGTAGACGATCGCAACCGCGGCGAAGAATCCCGCACCAGCTGGAACCAAAAACCCCCGGGGCAATCAAGCACCAGCTCAGCAGCACCATCAACAAAATCTACAGTATTCCCCAACATCACCAGTCCCTTTGTAGACTCCGGCACAGCTAGGCTTGCAGACGTTATCCTACCTATGTCTGGAGACCCGTCCTTTAGCTTCAAGCCAACGCCTATACCTGACCTGATTGACGCTGCCGCCGGTAACTTTGCCGAGGTACCTGATATTAATTACGAGGATCCAGATGCTGTCATGGCTCAGGCAGGGCTTGAGGACGCTGAGATGGAGGAGGCTAAGAGGATCATTAAGGAGGCCAAGGACACGGCAAGGAGGGCCGAACAGTGTATTTTCGACTGGCATATTGAGTGCAAAAGAAGGAAGTCTTTGCGTAAGGTTATTGACGACTCAGGCCGTATTGGCGTGGGTATCCTTAGAGGGCCGTACAACAAAAAGATCAAGCGGATCGGCTACTTCGATGGCAAGGTCAAGGTAATCGAGAAGGTTATCCCGGCGAGCGCATGGGTTGATCCGTGGAACTTTTACCCCGCTCCAGACTGCGGTGAAGACATCCAGAGCGGCGATGGTACGTGGGAGCGTGAATACGTCACCAAGAACGACCTTCGCAAGCTGAAAGAGGATGAGGCGTATATATCGGATCAGATAGATCGATGTCTGCGCGAAGGACCAATGATTGCTCAGGCTGAGTACAAGGACACGCCGGACCCTAATAACGAGCAAAGCGATCAGCGCATTAAGGGCGGAAAGTTCGAGATGTGGCGATGGCATGGCACGGCTGAAGCCGAAAACCTCGAGGCAGCTGGCTGTAGTTGCGACGGATACGAGGACCCTTACCTACCGGGTCAGGTCATCATGGTGAATAACCACCCCATCATGGTCGAGATGAACAACATGGAGACCGGGAAGTACCCCTATTCGGTGTTCAGATGGAAGCGTCGCGCTGGTCACTGGGCTGGCATCGGTATATCTCGCATGGTTCGAGTGCCGCAAAAGATCGTGGTCGGTGCTACACGTAACTTGATGGACAACGCCGGCCTCGCGGCTGGCCCCATGATCGTCTTCAAGCAGGGATCCATTGTCCCGGCTGACGGCATAGCGGGTATCGGTCCTCGGAAAGTGTTCTATATCGCCGAGGATGACGAGGTGATTCAAGACGCCCGGGCCGCGATCGGCGTGATTCAGGTAGATATGGTCGTTGATGACCTATTGAAGATTGTCCAGTTCGGCCTGCAAATGGCTGAAGAGACCAGCGGTATGCCTATGCTACTGCAGGGTCAGATGGGCGGAGCACCCGATACGGTTGGTGGTATGCGTATGCTGACAAACAACGCGGCACCACCGCTCCGAAGATTGGCGCGAGCCTTCGATCAGGACATTACGGAGAACGAGACCGAGATGTACTATGAGTACCTGCTTCTGTATGGACCAGACAATTGTAAGGGAGACTTTTTCATAAACTCCAATGGGTCAAGCACCCTAGTCGAACGGGACATACAGGATCAGGAACTTGGCGCCATGGGTGCGATCGTGATCGATCCTCGTTTTGGTCTATCCCCGGACAAGTGGTCCAAGGAATACCTGAAGTCTCGAAGGTTCGATCCTTCTGTGTTCGAAACAGATGAGGAGAGCGACGAGTATCAAGCGATGGTTCAGAAGTCTCAGCAGTTTGATGAGCTGGAAGGCGATCCAAGAGTTCAGTCAATGATGATGGATTCCGAGACCAAGCGCATGAAGGTCCAGACTGATGGCCAGCTAGGTCAGATGAAGGTCCAGAGCACTGATCAGTTGGGTCAAATGAAGTTGCAGACCGAGGCAGAGACCAAGGTTTGGCAGCGCCAGCAGGATCAGATGGAGATGGAGGCTAACGCTCAGATCCAGCTACTGATCAATTCAATGAACGACGAGCAGTTCAAGGCGAAGAGCGCCCAAGAGCGTCAGAACCACGTAGAGAAGCTACAGACCGAGATCTCGACACTGGTGGCCAAGCTCAAGTCTCAAGAGAGACTCGCTGGTATGGGCGCCACGTCGGACAGGATGCCTATGACGCCAGTAGTCGAACCACCTCAGCAGGCTCCGGCCGGTGAGAGTGTGCAGCAATGAGTATCCAAGTTGAAACAATAGGAAGCGCGACCCTCTACTGCGGGGATTGTCTGGATGTTTTGTCGACGCTGGACAGGTCTTCCGCGATCGTTAGTGATCCACCTTACGGGATGAACTGGGATACTGATTCGTCAAGATTTTCTGGCGGAGCATCCAAAAGATCTCGGAAGGATATATGGAACTCAAGGGTAGAAGGTGACGACAAACCCTTTGACCCGACCCCGTGGCTGGCTTTTGATGAGGTGATTTTGTGGGGCGCGAATTTCTTTAACACCCCAATTGGCACGACGTTGACGTGGATAAAACGAAACGAGGCATCGTTTGGGACGTTTCTATCCGATGCCGAAATAGCGTGGATGAAAGGCGGTCGCGGTGTTTACTGCTTCAAGGATGTCTCTATGAATGGCGCTGGCGCAAACTTTCCTAAGTCTCACCCAACACAGAAGCCGGTAAGGTTGATGGAGTGGTGTGTCGGGAAGATAAAACAGGGGGTTATTGTTGATCCATTTATGGGCAGCGGGACGACCGGCGTGGCTTGCGCGAATCTTGGGCGTGAATTTGTTGGCATTGAGGTGACTCAAAAGTATTTTGACGCGGCCTGCGAGCGGGTTACTCAGGCGCAATCTCAAGGGAGGCTATTCGCGTGATCTCTTATGACTCTGGCACCTGCGCCTGCATGGG